GACGGCGGTCGTGCTGGAGGAGCGCTATGAGATTCTCGGCATCCAGGTGCAGGGGGCCAAGGCGGTCGCCTTTACGCTGGGCCGTGAGCGGGTGGCCAGTACGCTGCTGCCGGCGGGGCGATTTTATCGCGATCATTGCCGCTGGATCTATAAGAGCGAGCAATGCGGCTATGCCGGGGCCCTGGCGTCCTGTGACCATATTCTCGAAGGCGCGAACGGGTGCCGGGCGCATAGCAACATGACGCGCTTCGGCGGATTCCCGCTCCTGACAAATGTGGGAGGACGAGGATGAGGACGCTGGTGTCGGTGGACGATCTCGTCGGTCTGCCGTTCCAGATGGGGGCGCGGCTCTCAATGGGCTATCAGCGGAACTGGGCCGGGGCGCCGCCTGCGGTCGATTGCTGGGGGCTAGTGATGTGTGCGCTGGACCGTCAAGGGGTGCGGGTGCCTGATCCGTTTACCTCGCATGTGGAGATGATGGCGGCCCGGGAGTGGATTCTGTCGCGCCTCACGGGATGGCAGCCAGCGGACGGGCCTGCGCCGGGGCGTGTGGTGGAATGCCGGGGGGCAGCCGATGTGCCCGCGCATGTCGGGTTCTGCCTCGATGCGCAGCGGTTTCTCCATGCGACAGACAAGTCCGGGGTGGTGATCAGCCGCCTCGACCGGTCGCCATGGGCAGAGCAGATTGCCGGATTTTATGACTATGTTGGCTGAGGCGCATCAGACGCTGGACACGATCCGGCTGATCATCCTGGACAGCCCGCTGGGCGGACGCGAGGCGCTGCGCCATGAGTGCGCGGTGCCGATCGGGAAGTATGTGGCCGAAGTGCTGCCGAGCCGTATCACGCCGGCCGGATGGGTGGTGGTGAACGCCGGGCGCGTGCTGGAACCGCACGAATGGGCGTCGACGGTCTGTGTGCCGGGCATGGAGCTGCTCGTCTATCCCCGCCTGGGGAAGAATGATACCAGCAAGCTGATTGCGGGAGGCTTCACGTTTGGCGCCGGGCTGCTGCTGGCCTTTACGCCGGCCTCTCCGCTGGGGCTGTTCATGATGTCGCTCGGGGCGGGCATTGCCGCCGGGGGCATCGGCGGCATGATGAAGGCCATGGTGAAACCGGCCATGCCGGCGACAGCGCTCGGCGATCAAGCGGGGAGCCCGACCTATGGGTTTTCCGGCATTCAGAATTCGACCAGGGTCGGCGCGCCGATCCCGCTGGTCTATGGCACGCATCGGGTCGGCGGGCAGATGGTCGCGGCCTCGGTGGTGACGCTGGACGACAATGATGTGCTGCACCTGCTGCTGGCCCCGTCGCACGGGGAGATCCAGAGTCTCAGCGAGGTGCAGATCAACGATCAGGCGATCGCGAACTTTCCCTCCGTGACGACGGAGACCCGCCTCGGGACGAATGATCAGACGGCCATCGGCCTGTTCGGCGATGCGTCGGCCTCGACGATTTCCAACGATGTCACGCTCACGACGAGCTTTATCAGCTATACGACATCCGGGCTCAATCTGAACGCGATCGAACTGGAGATCACCTTCCCGCAAGGGTTGTTTGCGCTCAGTTCGAGCGGAGGGTTTCAATCGGCATCGGTGACGGTCGAGGTGGAGTATAAGCTGACGAGCGCGGGGATCTGGACCGCATTGACGCCGGTGACCTATACCGAGGCGAAGCGGTCGGTCTTGCGGCGCACGACTCGCATCGATGGCCTGGACGCGGGGCGCTATGACGTGCGCGTCCGCCGGACGACCGCGCAGAGTACCAGCAGTACCACGAACGACGAGTGTCACCGCGAGGCAATCACGGAAATCATCAATTTCGGGTTCCGCTATCCCAATACGGCGTTGCTGGCCATCAAGGCCCTGGCGACGACGGTGCTGTCGAGCAGTCTGCCGCGCATCACCTGTCTGGTCGAAGGGCTGAAGGTGAAGGTGTTCGCATCGGCCACGCAGTATGCGGTGGCCTGGTCGGACAATCCCGCCTGGTGCGTGTTCGATATGCTCACGAACAAGGACTATGGCCTCGGGTATTGGATCTGGCCGAACGAATACAGCACCGGCACGGTGCAGGTCAACAATGGCTCAGCGGTGGTGCAGGGGACGGGCACGTCCTGGACGGCGGCGAATTGCCGCAAGGGGATGGCGCTGCTGGTGCCGGGACAGGGGCGGCTGGGTGTGGTGTCCAGCCTCAATGTCGGCGCGCAGCAGGTGACGCTCACGGCGAATTGGGTGGGCGCGACGCAGTCCAGCCTGGCCTACGAGCTGCATCCGGATCATCTTGACATTCAGAGCTTCATTGATTGGGCGGATTTCTGCGATGAGCTGGTGCCGGATGGGCTGGGCGGGACGGAGAAACGGGCCATTCTCAATATCGTCTTTGACGCCGATCAGCAGACGGCCTGGGATGCCGCGGTGAAGGTGGCCGGGCTCGGCCAGGCGCAGATTCTGGACCTTGGCGGGTATTACCGCATCAAGATCGAGCGGGCGGAGACGCCGGTCCAGCTCTTTTCGATGGCGAACATTGTGGCCGACAGCTTTGAAGAGTTATTTTTGCCGGTCAAGGAGCGCGCCAACATTATCGAGGTGCAATTCCTCAACGAGGACAATAGTTATGCACAGGATGTCGTCGTCCTCGAAGATCCGCTGATCTATACCCATCAGGAGCCGCCGCGCCGCCAGCAGGTCAGCGTCTATGGCGTGACGCGCACCAGCCATGCCGCGCGCCTCGCCCGGCTGTATCAGCTCATGAACCGCTACCTCACGCGCACGATCACCTTTTCGGTGGGGATCGATGCGGTGCGCTGTGAGCCGGGCGATGTCATTTATTTCCAGCACGACGTGCCGCAATGGGGGTTCGGGGGGCGGGCGCTCGCGTGATCGACCACGTCGCGGCTGGAGCTTGATCGCGAGGTCACCATCGCTCCGGCCACGAGCTACGAGCTGCTCATCCGTTTCAGTACGGACGTGATTGAGACGAAAACCGTGTCGAACGTGCGTGGCACCTATAGCTATCTGACGATTTCCGGGACGTTCTCGGCGACCCCGGCGAAGGGGGATCTCTGGGCGTTTGGGGAAACGGGGATCTCGACGAAGCCGTTTCGGGTGATTCAGATCGAGCGCACGGAGGATCTGGACGCCCGGCTGACGGCCATCGAGTACAACGCCAGTCTCTATGACGATTCGACGGTCCCTGAAATCAATAATGTGAACTATAGCGCCCTGCGCGATCTGGCCGGGCCTCCAGGGCCGGTCAAGAACCTCGTGCTGCTCTCGCAGGATCAGACGCTGCAATCGGTCTGGGTGTCGTTTACGCCGCCCGGATCGGCGAACTTCCGCTATGCCCGCATCTATCGGACAGACAGTGGGGTGGATGTGCTGCTCGGGGACGCCTCCACGGGCGGATTCCCGATCAGTGGATTGGCGGCCGGTGAGCTGATCAGCGTGAAGGTGACCTCGGTCTCGACGATCGGCGTGGAAAGTGACCGGTCGCTGGCGCCGACGGCCTCGCTGGTGCTGGGTGATGCGCATCCTCCGGACGTGACGATGCTGACGCAGTATTTTGAGGGGGGGATTGCCTATCTCTCCTGGGCGGCCGTGTCGTGGGTGAGTGCGATCGACTACGAATTGCGCAAGGGCACGACCTGGGAGAGCGCCATTATTCTCGGGCGCACCGGCTTCACGCGCATCCCGGCGGCGGGAGACGGCACGTATTGGATCGCCGCCCGCGATGCGAGCGGATCCTATTCGATCAACCCGGCCTCGCTGGCGGTGACGGGGTCTGCGATGACGCAGAACGTGGTGGTGACGCTCGACGAAGACGGGAGCGGGTGGCCCGGCACGGTGAGCGGGGATGTGCATGTGCTGGACGGGGTGTTGAAGATCGGAGGGACGACGCTATTTGACGACGTCGCGGATCTTGATGTCGAGGCGGGTCTCATGGATAGCTGGGGCGGGGTGGCGGAGACCGGCAGCTATACGATCGCGACGGCGGACATCATCGACCTGGGGACCAGCAATCTCGTGGGGATTGTCGCCAGCTATGTGGCGCGCGGCGAAGATCCAGCGGCGCTGTTCGATGACGTGCTTGATGTCGATGCGATGGCCACGCTCGACGGCTCGTATGGCGCATTCATTGATGTGCAGGCGCAGGTCGCCATCGCAGGGAACGACGGAGTCTTCGGATCATGGCTGAACCTGGTGCCGGGGCAATACGTCGGGCGCAAGTTCAAGTTTCGGCTGGTGCTCTCGACGCGCAGCGCCGCTGTGACGGCTGTGGTGAGCGCGCTGGATATCACGGTCGATATGCCGGATCGGATCGATCGGGATCAGAACGTGAGTGTGCCGGCGTCCGGTCTGTCCGTCACCTATGCGACGGCGTTTCAGATTACGCCAGCCGTGAACATCACGATCAACAACGCGACGGATGGGGATGATGCCAAGCTGACGGCGGAAAGTGCATCGGGGTTTACGATCACGATCCGCAATGGCGGGGCCGGTGTGGCGCGATCGGTTAACTATACGGCGGTCGGTTATTAGGAGGGAATTATGTCGCAGGCGTCATTAGTGGTGGCGAATGGTACGGGGGCGGCGGTGCGCTCGGCGCTGAATGATGCGCTGGCTACGCTCGCCACGAATAACAGCGGCACGGGTGCACCCAGTACGACCTATGCCTATATGCTCTGGGCGGATACGACGAATGATCTGCTGAAGATGCGGAACGCCGCGAACTCGGCCTGGATTACGATCGGCAAACTGAGCTTGACCAATCTCGGGCTTTCGGCCATTCCGCGTGGCTATCTCTGGGGCCT